TCTTAGATCTTGCTTACTTTGCGTATAAGCGCGAAGCAGCAGGGAAGCCAACCAAGTCCCAAGAGATTTGGGAGCTGACAGTTGAGGAAATGACGATTGGAGATGAAAGCCCAAAAGTTACGAGCCCGGAAGCATCAACCGACTAATCATCGAGATTGCTATCGCAACTGGGATTCCAATGCCTTACTGGACAGATATAGACCAAGTAATGACGGCCATAGATATATTAAAGGAGCGTAGCGGTGGCAGATGAGTTACCAATCAGCTATGACAAGCGCGAACTCCGCTCAATCATTTCCGCATTTAAAGCGATGGATGACGAAGCCGTTAGCCAAGCTAAACGCGAATCTAGCGCGCTGGCTACTTATGCAGCGAATGAAATCAAAGCTTATGGGCTCTCAAGAACTTTTGGTCAAGAAGCAGTTAGAAGAATTACAACAGGCGTTAAAGTCTCGGCCAGTTCCAAAATTGGAGAGCTCTCTTATGGCTTTGCAAGTCAGCGTTTTTCTGGTGGCGGTAGCACACAAAAACTCTGGGCGGGTTATGAATTTGGATCTAATCGCTTGCGTCAGTTCCCGAGAAGAACACCCAGCAAAGGTCGCGGAAACGCTGGCTACTTTATCTATCCAACCCTTCGTAAGATTCAGCCTGAATTAATTAAGAGATGGCAAGAAGCATTTTCCAAGATATTGAAAGAATGGGATAAGTAATGGCTGGCAGTAGAACACTTAAACTTTCAATCCTTGCAGATGTCGATAATCTCAAGAAAAATCTTGATACTGGCTCTAAAGAGGTTGAAGGCTTTGGCGGTAAGTTAGAGAAGTTTGGCAAGGTCGCAGCAGCCGCCTTTGCAGCAGCAGCGGCAGCAGCAGCGGCCTATGCAGTCAAGCTAGCCGTAGATGGCGTTAAGGCAGCCATTGAAGATGAGGCTGCCCAGCTTCGTTTAGCCAATGCTATTAAAAATGTTACTGGAGCTACCGATGCTCAAATAGCTGCAATAGAGCAACAAATCCTAAAAACTTCCCTAGCTACAGGGGTCGCTGATGATCAACTACGCCCAGCGTTGCAGCGTTTAGCAATTGCTACTGGTGATGTTACAAAATCACAAGGTCTTTTAGATTTAGCTCTTGATATTTCCGCGGCTACTGGCAAAAGCGTTGAGTCAGTAGCTAACGCCTTAGGTAAAGCATACGAGGGAAATACTGGCGCTCTTGGTCGTTTAGGGGTAGGACTTTCCGCGGCAGAGATAAAATCGCTGGGTCTTGAAGGCACAATGAAGCAACTTGCTGACACCTTCGGGGGCGCAGCTACAACTCAAGCTAATACCCTTGAAGGTCAAATAGCTAGATTAAAAGTCGGCTTTGATGAAGCTAAAGAATCTATCGGAGCAAGATTATTGCCAATCCTGCAACAGACTTTGAATTATGTAATTAATACCGCTATACCAAAATTTATTGAATTTAAAGACAGAGCACTAAAGCCAATTCAAGATGCAATAGAAAACAACCGAGAAGGCTTTGAGAAATTTGTGTCTTTCTTGAAAAACATTGTTATACCAATATTAATTAACACCTTTGGCAACGCATTAGAAACAATTGGCAAAGTGGCAGGGGCTACTATAACAATCATTTCAAAAGTAACTAGCTTTATTAGTAGTGCAGTCGGTGCAGCAATAGATGGCATTAATGCTTTAATCAGAGCCTACAACAAAATCCCTTTGCTGCCAGATATTCCTACAATATCTAAACCTTCATTTACTCAAAGCAATGACACAACTGGCAGAATAACTACTTCTACAGGCAGTATAACTATCCCTACTCCTTTTGTTGAAACGCCAGTTACTCCTACTTTTACAACTCCCAGCACACAATCATCAGCAAATCCAAATGTCACAGGCACAATGCCTAGCTTCTCATCTGGATTAAGTGGCGCTAATTTAGCTATTCCAACTAATTTTGATGTAAGCAATGTGCGAAGAGGCGATGCAGCTGGCCAACCCATTACTATAAATGTCAATGCTCCTAGTGCCATAGATGAAGAAGGATTTACTAGAGCAGTAGTTTTAGCTTTAAACAATAGCAATTCCCGAACTGGCGCAGGCGCACTTCAACTAACGGGCTTATGACAATTTGGAATCCTACTTATCGCGTTAAGGTAGCTGGCAATACAGTTACTGGCGCAACCCTTAGCGGTCTTACAATAACCTCTGGACGCACCGATATTTATACTCAGCCAGTTGCAGGTTATTGCAATGTGACCTTGATTGAGACTAGTGAGGCAGCAGTCCCATTTGAAATAAATGACGCAGTTACAATAGAGGTGCAAGATTCTACCGCAACCTATGTAAATCTCTTTGGCGGCTTTATTACAGATTTAGGCATTACAGTCCAGACCTCAGGATCAACTGCTACCAGTCAGCAAATTAGAATAGTGGCAGTAGGAGCTTTAGCAAGATTGAATAGAGCTGTTTATACTGGCAACTTTGCCCATCAATTTGATGGAGACCGCATTAAAGAATTACTTAGCGGCGTATTATTTGACCAATGGAATGAAGTGCCAGCAGCCGAAACTTGGGCAGGCTATGACCCAGCGACTCAATGGCAAGATGCAGAAAATACTGGACTAGGAGAGATAGACACTCCGGGCGATTATGACCTGCACTCTGAGACTGGTCTTAATGACACAGTTTATAATTTAGCTTCTCGCTTTGCTACTAGCGGACTTGGCTATCTTTATGAAGATGCTCAAGGTCGGATTGGGTATGCCGACTCAACACACCGCAGCCAGTACCTAGCTACTAATGGGTATGTTGATCTGGATGGCAATCACGCCATTGGCCCAGCTCTTTCAATAGTCAAACGGGCTGGCGATGTTCGCAACGCAATTACAGTCGGTTATGGGACTGGCAGCGCAAAGGTTACAGATCAAGACGCAGCGTCAATATCCCTTTACGGCCAACTAGCTACCACAATATCTACAACCCTTCGCCATCAACACGACGCTGAAGATCAAGCAGCCTTCTATCTCCTTATCCGCGCTTATCCTCAATTTGCTTTTAAACAAATAACCTTCCCCCTTGCAAGCTCAGAAATTGACAATACCGACCGCGACAACCTATTAAATGTATTTATGGGTATGCCCCTTAACATAGAAAATTTGCCACTCAATATGACCAATGGCGAATTTCAAGGCTTCGTTGAGGGTTGGACTTGGACTGCCAGTCTAGGGCGATTAGAACTAACTATGAACCTATCGCCTATAGCTTTCAGCCTGCAAGCCTTCCGTTGGAACTCAGTCCCAGCGGTAGAGAGTTGGAATACAATAAACCCATTACTGGAATGGTATAACGCTACAATTGTGGCATAGGAGACTAAATGGCAACGACTACTAATTATGGCTGGGAAACCCCTGACGATACTGATTTGGTCAAGGATGGCGCAGCTGCAATTCGCACATTGGGAAGCTCAGTCGATACAACGACAAAGAACCTAAATCCACAGACAACCCTTGGAGATTTGGCATTTCGCTCAGCGACTAGCAATGTAAATACTCGCTTGGGTATTGGCTCAGCTGGGCAAGTCTTAACAGTTGCAGCAGGCGTTCCAAGCTGGGCAACACCAGCGACAGGTGACATTGAAGGCGTAACGACTGGGACTGATTCAGGTTTGTCAGGCGGCGCTACTAGCGGAACTGTAAACCTTAGATTAAAACTTGAATTTGATGCAGAAACAGGGACTACTTATACCTTAGTTGCAGCTAATTTAAATCAATTAGTAACTTTAAACAATGCTAGCGCAATTACTTTAACTGTGCCGCCATCGGTATTTAGCGCAGGTGATGTAATAAATATAGCTCAAATTGGCGCAGGTCAAGTAACTCTATCTCAAGGGGCAGGTGTAACTATTAACTCAACAGGAGCAACAGCAACAGCGCCTAAACTACGCGCAAGATATTCTGCTGCTTCCATTATCTGCACCGCATCTAATACATTTTTGGTAGTAGGAGATATAGCGTAATGAGTTTAATCGGGATTATTGCTTCAAGTAAATTAGGTAAAGAAGTAACAGGTGGCACTCTTAGTTCAGATTCAACTTATTTTTATAGAGCATTTACAGGAAATGGAACTTTAGGTGTTAAAAACTTTACTTTGACTTGCGACATTTTAGTAGTTGCAGGGGGTGGAGGAAGTGGAACCGAAGCTGGCGCGGGTGGCGGTGCTGGTGGATTGCTAGATTTTACTTCTAAATCATTAACCGCTGGTGATTACTCTGTCACTATTGGAGCTGGAGGTGCTGGCGGAACTGCTCCAAATAGTGGTGATACAGGCTCCGATTCTCAATTTGCTTCTGAAACCGCATCAAAGGGCGGAGGAGGCGGCGGAGGAAATGGCGCGAATGGCAAAAATGGTGGTTCGGGCGGAGGAGGATCCCGCACCGGTTCTAGTGGTGGTTCTGCAACTTCAGGTCAAGGATCAGCTGGTGGTAGTGGCGATGGCAATCAACAAGGTGGTGGAGGCGGTAAAACACAAGCTGGAGGAAATGCAGTTGCGAATGTTAGTAATGGCGTAGGCGGTGATGGTTCTGATAGTTATTCGTCTTGGGGTTCTGCAGCAAGTTTAGGCGAAAATGTGAGTGGCACATATTGGTTCGCTGGTGGAGGAGGCGCAACGCAGGCCAACGGGGGCAAAGGTGGCGGCGGCGGAGCAAATAAATCAGGAGCAAATGACACTATTAAATTCTCTGGGGTTGCGAATACAGGCGGCGGCGGTGGTTCTGCTGGTGACAATATCGGTAAAGCTGGCGGTTCAGGCGTTGTCATAGTTCGCTATCTAAAGACGGCGGTGTAAAGATGTCACATTGGGCAGAAATAGATGAGAACAATATAGTTCTTAGAGTATTAACTGGCAATAATGATGATCCTAATGAAGGTTATGATTGGTTAATAGAAAATCTTGGCGGCACTTGGATTAAGACTTCTTACAATACTCGGGGTGGCGTTCATTATGGCGATGATGGAAGCCCTGCACTTTATAAAAATTATGCTGGCATCGGATATGGTTTTGATGGGATTGGTTTTTTTGCGCCACAGCCTTATCCTTCTTGGATTCTTGACCCAGAAACTTATTACTGGGAAGCGCCTGTGCCTTATCCCGATGATGGCAAATGTTATGTCTGGGACGAAGCAATTATTAACTGGGTAGAAGTGCCTTGCCCCTAAGAATCTATAAACTATGACAAAATTATGCGCTGCCGGAATTCAATTAAGGACTCAGATTGATGATGATTATCCTGATAGGGATCGTAAGTCTGATGGCTGGATTGCTGATGCTCGGCACTTTGCAAACCGCAATTCTGACCATATACCAGACTCTCGAGGAATCGTCAGAGCTTTAGATATTGATTCAGATTTAGGCGCTCATAAAGAAGAAGCTTACGCGGTTGTCCAAAAGTTACGCCAATTAGCTAAGCGCGGTGACAAGCGCATCAAATACATTATCTACGATCGCAAGATAGCTAGCAGCATAATGAATTGGAAGTGGCGTAAATACAAAGGCCCTAACCCTCACATTTCACATTTTCACATAAGCTTTACAAAATTGGGAGATAACAATAATCAATGGTTTGACCTAGAAGGAGACAGAAATGATGAGAGACTTAAAACTAGCAGCAGCGACTTGGCTCAAGACCTTTATAGCGGCAGCTCT